AGTTCGTATTACAGAGACTGGTCGAATAGAGCAATCAAATAATAATGAAGATATTGATATGGATTCTGATGGAAGTGGACAGTTGAGGTTGGATGGAAATGGATATAATGCAGGTTTTGCTCTTAATACTCAAGGATTGAATATCTATCATACTTCTTCAAGTAGAGCAATTATTTTTGGAACAAATGAAGATGAAAAAGTTCGCATCGCAGCTGATGGTAAAGTTGGTATAAAAACCACCACTCCAACGGCACAATTATCAATTGGAAATACAACTGGTAGTTTCTTGAATACGACAGGAATACAAGTCAACAAACCTCATTCACTAGGACTACAAAATGGTATTCATGTCTATACTGATAATTCATATAATCAATCAGCAGATTTTAGAACTGCTGCATTTAAAGCGACTGCGGTATCAGGTACTGCATTTGCTGCTTCAACAGATGCAGGTAGTGATGGTTTAGGTGGAACATTAAATGCTAGAATTAAATTTGATGGGTCATCTTCTTTTGCAGGAAACATGGGTATCGGAACTGATGATCCAACACAAAAACTTGAAGTTAAGTATGGGGAGGCGTGGATAGACAATAGTTCTGGTGATAGTCAGGCAAGATCAGATGGTCTTACAGTTTCTCACGCACCTAGTAGTGACTTTACGATAGGAAGTGATCCTACTGATTCTCTAAGAACAGCTACGTTCGCAGTTAAAGGAGCATCCAGAGCAGCAATTGTCAGTTTGAGAAATTTAGATGATAATAGTGCTTTCTGGGATTTTGTTGTTGATGGAAATACAAATAAATTTTATATTCAAAGAGGAGGAGGTAATTCTTACAGAGGTTCTGCTGTAAGTATAGATACAATTTTAAATGTCGGTATTGGAAGCACAAATCCATCAGAAAAATTAGATGTCGCAGGAAATTTAGCAGTTACAGGTAATATAGGACTCACAGGCACAGTTGACGGTGTTGATATATCTGATCTGAATACGACAGTATCTAATCTGAATTCGACAGTTGCAGGAAAGTTAAGTTTAACTGGTGGCACCATGTCTGGAAACATCAATATTTCCAACGTAACACCGCAATATACATTATCCGAATCTGATACGACTACTTCTGCAAGAAGTGTTGTTTCAGCAGGTCAACTTTTCATTCAGTGTGGTGCTGCTGGTAGTGGTACTTCTGGTGCTGGAATAATTAAATTAACTGGATATAGCGCTGTATCTGCAGCTCAAATACAATTAAAATCTGATCTTGTAACGGCAACTGGAAATTTAAGTGTTTCAGGAAACACTACTTTAGGTGATGCATCAAGTGATACTTTAACTGTAAATGCAACTCCTACTTTTAAGGAGAACGTAACTTTCGAAAAGAATGTATCTATTGGTGGAACACTTACATATGAAGATGTAACAAATATAGATTCAGTTGGATTAATAACTGCAAAATCTGGTATTCATGTAATAGGAGCAGGTTCATCAGTTGGTATTGGAACTGATGATCCAGATGAGATATTAGATGTTCGTGGACATATTAAACTTGACGAAGCTCCAGTATTAAGTAGAGGAGATGCAGGAAATAGAGGACAATTAAGAATTGAAACACCTTCAAATGGATATGTTGAAATTGGTCCTTCAAATAATAGTTTCTCTCATTTCTATACAAATAGAGGAAAATATTATTTTAACAAAAGAATAGTTGTAGATGAAGGTGTAATCAGTTCATATAATGAAGATTTGGTATTGGCGACTGATAATGATACTGAAGAAAGAATAAGAATCAAAAATGATACAGGTTATGTCGGCATTGCACAGGCTAATCCATTTGCTCCTTTACATGTGCTTAATCCAGTTGCATTAGGATCTACCGTTGGTATTAGCACACAACATATTCTTAGACTTACGGGTCCACTTGGTAATGCTGGAAACTTAGACTTTAAAAATAAAAGAATTTCCAATGGTTCAGATTGGACAACATCTACTTTCCGTATACAAAGAGTGGTTGATACAACCGAGATGGGATATATTGATTTTGGAACTGGTGGTGGTAATAGTGGTAGGGATATTCAATTTGGACAGAGTGTTTCTCCCTCTGAAGATAGGGTGTACATGCACCTTGATAATACAGGTAATATTGGTATTGGAACTGATAATCCAGGAGCAAAGTTAGATGTTAGAGGAAATATACTAATACAAAATACTTATCCCTCTATATTTTTAACTGATACTGATAGTAATGATGATTTTTCAATACAAAATCAGAATGGTGTTTTTGCAGTAAGAGATGAAACTAATAGTGAAAACAGATTAAATATTGACTCAACAGGTAAAGTTGGTATCGGAACTGATAATCCACATAAAAAACTTCATGTTCAAGATGCAACGTCAACTTTAAGAGTTGAGGGAACTAATGCTTCTATAGGAACCACTGTTGCTAATGTTGATGTAAAAGCTCAGCATTTTAGAAGGGCTGGATACTCAATTAGTGATGAAAATGATATTGAGGATGCATTCATAGGAAGACCTTATGGGTCAGGAAGTGCCTCCTCACCTCTTGTCTTTGATATACATGGATCAGAAGCACTTCGCATCGACTCAAGTGGTAAATTACTGATTGGTATAGATGCGTCAACTAGTAACGATGCTAATTTGCAAGTTTTTAAGCCCACTGGTAATAGTAGCACAATTGTAGTTGGTAACGAGGCCACGAGTGCAAGTGGTTTGTGTAGATATGATTTTGCACCATCAAATAAAGTTGTAGGAGCAAGAATTGAGTGCCATGCTCAGGAAGATTTTTCATCGAGTGCAAATCGAACAGCAGATTTAGTTTTCATTACCAGAAAAGATGGAACATTAAGTGAAAAACTTCGCATCAAATCAGATGGAAATATTTACACATCCAATGATCAAGCAAGAGATAATGCGAGACTAACCTTAACTAGCAATGCAGTTGGTATTTCAACATCATTATTCCTTCACAATTCTAATGGTGATGGAAATGCATCTAAGATAAGTTCTTCTAAAGCATTGATATTAGGTGCTGATGTTGAAGCCAATAGTGGAGGAACTAAAAGTTTTATTTCCTTTGAAACTGATAATACTGAAAAACTTCGCATTATCGCAGGTGGTAATGTTGGTATCGGAATTACTAATCCAAATGCAAGGTTACATATCGGACCAGTAAATGGTGATACAACACATCATTTATATCTTGCTTCTGGAAATAATGACTACGGAATAGTAATCGATACACAGGATTTTGGTGGAGGAGATGTTCCATTAAGAATATTTACAAGAAATAACAATACTGATACTGAAAGAATTAGATTAAAGCAAAATGGTGCAATTGGTTTTAGTGGTGAAAACTATGGTACATCAGGTCAAGTATTAACAAGTAATGGATCAAGTTCAGCACCGACTTGGCAAACAGTTTCTGGTGGTGGAGGTTCAGGATTCTTTGCACAAACAACCGTAGGTATTCATACATTGTCAAAGGTTGGTATTGGAACTACAAACCCACAAGCACAGTTAGAAATAAATGTTGGATCTGCCGTAACTGCATTTGATATTAAAGGAAGTCAGGGACAATTATTCTCAGTCACAAATAATTTAACTACAGGATCGATATTTTCTGTAAATGATATCAGTGGAGTACCAAGTATTGATGTTCAAGCAGGTGGATCAATTTCATTAGCACAAGGTTCAACATCCGATAAAGTCGGTATCGGACTCACATCTCCATCCACAAAATTACACGTTAATGGCACTGTGACAGCGACTGCATACAGTGGTGGTGTCTATGCCAAATACTCAGGATCTGGTTCTACTGCAAATATAAACACCGCGTCTAGAACATTAATTCAGTGTTTATCAAACAGTAGTGGTATTGCTGTTAGTCCTACGTTTAGTTCGGGAGGTTTTACAAACACACATTCATTGGTGACAATTCCTGTCACTGGACTCTATCATGTTAATTTTAATGGACGTTTAGAGAGTTCTGGTGGATTTAGATCGAATATAAGTTTTACTTTCCAAGTGAATGGAAGTGATGTATTGACGGATCAAAGTCTTAATAACTACATACGACTTGCAACTGGACATGATGAAGCAAGTGTTAATTTCAGTGCATTCTTTGAAATAACTGCAGGACAGACACTTGGTGTTTCAGGTCAACAAGAGGCATCTGCTGATACGGTAACTTTAAATAAAGCCGCGAGTTCTCTAACTATTATAAAGGTTGCTTGACATTTACTGTTAAAGAACTTATAATTTATAAGATTTGATACTTTTAATTAATCAAAATAGATAAATAAAATTTTAAGACGCATATGAACTTTGCAGTTTATTCGAAAGAGGGATGTCCATATTGTGAAAAAATTAAAAAAGTTTTAGACTTGACAAAATTAAGATATGTGGTGTATAATTTAGATGAGCACTTTGATAAAAAATCTTTTTATGATGAATTTGGAGAGGGATCTACTTTTCCCCAAGTTACTGTTGATGGAAAAAAATTAGGAGGATGTGTTGACTCAATCAAATTCCTCCAAGAAAAAAAAGTTATCAACGTCTGAGATAAATAAAACAAATCTCACGGTAGACCGTGGCACTGAACTTGTCCTTAACAGAGGAAAAAAAGGAGATAAAATGGTAGATACAAATCTTTTAGTAGTAATTGCCTTACCAATTGCCTTTTTACTTTACATTCTTGGAATTGTTAGTGGGTGGTTAATTAGAGATTACATGATGAACTATCAAGAAATTCCAAGACCACATCCAGAGATGTTTGATCAAAATGGGAACTTAGTTCCTGATGATATTGTAGCATTTAGATTTGAAAATTATGACAACAACGAAGAAGACGACGACTAAAACTAGAAAAACTAAGTCATTTACCGTTAAAAAACCTGTAAACCTTGACTTACCAAGAAATCCTTTTATGTTTGAGATATTAGATTTAGTATCAAAACAAAGAACTAAGGCGAAAAAGATTGAAGTTCTTAAAAAATATGAAGAACTTCCAATAAAGGTTATCTTAATTTGGAATTTTGATGAAAGTGTAGTGAGTGTTCTTCCACCTGGTGAAGTTCCATATACAGGATATGATGATCAAAATGTTTATAAGGGAGGTGTTAGTGGTAAAGTTTCTGCAGAGGTTAGATCCATGCATGACACAGGAAATTTTTCATTAGGAGTTAGTGATGGACAAGGACATACTACAATTCGGAGAGAGTCAAAACATTTTTATCGTTTCATAAAGGGTGGTGATGATGGATTAAATAATCTTCGTAGAGAAAGTATGTTCATTAATATATTAGAGGGATTACATCCATTAGAGGCAGAAATTGTCATCGCATGTAAGGATAAGAAATTAGGGGAAATTTATAAAATTACAAAAGAGATTGTCGCAGAAGCATATCCAGATATAAAATGGGGAGGTAGATCATGACTGAAACTCCTACCAAACCATCAAGTTCTTGGTCTCAAAAAGAAAAAGATTCTCTTAAAGAAAAATATGGATGTGAAATACTCGTTGAAAAAGCTACGTCTGAACAACTAACTAGCACACAATTTCCGACAGATGCGTATATTATTGAATATAAAATTGATGATAAAACATTTCATGATTTGACTAGAGGAACTCAAGTAACATTATTTGATATGTATCATGATAAATTTAAAAGAAATTTAATATCAATTAACTATGGTAAGGGTAATATAAAACCAGGTTTGTGGTTGTATCAGAAACCAAAGGAAAAGAAAAAGAGAAGATAAATTCAAAAATACTGTAAAAAAATTTCGGCAAAATTTTTCAATCCTTAAGATTTTATAAAAATGTAACAGATGTTACACTTTTACTTGACTATATAATATGAATGTGTTAGAATTAACACAACGTTCATCCCAATAGGGACGCAAGTAAGCCGACACGGAACGGAATCGTTCATCCTCTTCGGAGGACGCAAATGCCGACTGAAGGAACGGGATTAAAACCCCTACTACCGAGGACAAGCAAATGGCAACAGTCACTTATCGTGGTGTCGAGTATGACACTGAAGAGTACAACGCAAAAGTAGTTGCAGAAGCAGCACAACGCGAAAGACATGATTTAATGTATCGTGGTCTTAGAGTTAAAAGCAAGGCATCACCTTGCAGTTAACAAGAAAACGGGAGGGTTGTAACCCTCCTTTTTTTATGCTATACTAAATAAAATGAAATCTGAGAATGAGAACTAAACAAATTTTAAAGGATTTGAAAGCAGCATTGAAACAAGATTATTTGTATGATGCTGAAGAATTAAAATTTATGAGGGAGCAGTTAGTTATTTTGGAAAATGAAGTGAAAAGAACTAATAGAAAAAAACCATCAGGATTCGGTAAATGAGTATTAAACTTGTAAGCATTACACCTGATGCAGAAAAAACAATGGCATACATTGCCAGAGTATCTAATCCATCAAATCAGGATAATGAAAATTATTCAGGATTATTAAAGTATTGTATTAAACATAATCATTGGTCTGTCTTTGAACAATCTTCAATGACACTTGAGATTGAAACTACTCGTGCAATTGCAGCACAGATATTAAGACATCGTAGTTTTACATTCCAAGAATTTTCACAGAGGTATGCCGATAGTAATAAATTAGGACACATTAAGTTACCTGATTTGCGTAAACAAGATTTAAAGAATCGTCAAAATTCTACAGATGATTTAGATCCTAAGATTATTCAATCACTTAATATGCAGATGGGTACCCTGATCGGTTCTTCTCTTGCACTTTACAATCAGATGTTAGAGTTGGGTGTTGCGAAAGAATGTGCTAGAATGATTTTACCACTGTGCACACCCACAAAAATCTATATGACAGGATCTTGTCGTTCTTGGATTCATTATATTAACCTAAGATCTGCACACGGAACACAAAAAGAACACATGGACATTGCAGAAGGATGTCGTAAGGTATTTACCGAACAATTTCCTGCTGTATCAGAGGCTCTTGAATGGGTCTAAATAACTTTATATTACTTTATAATTATGGCGACATATCCTGTAGTTAACAATCAAACTGGTGAAAGAAAGGAAGTTGTGATGAGTGTAATGGATTGGGATAAATGGAAAATTGATAATCCAAATTGGACTCGTGATTATTCAGATCCATCAACTGTGCCTGGCATGGGAATAGAAAGTGTTGGAGAATGGCAGGATAAATTAAATAAAAAACATCCAAGTTGGAACGAAATTCTTAAGAAGAGTGAGAAATCTGCGGGTATTCGGGGTAGATTAGCAAAGAGAGGTATTGAAACTTAATGGCAAGAAGAAAAAGAGGTTCTAATCCAGAGCAACCAATTGGAGTTGGTTTGACTGCCAAACAGATGAAAAGAAAAAAACCTCTAAATCAAGGTTACTTAATTGAGATTGAACCATTATCAGATAATCAAAAAAGATTATTTGAATCGTATGATCAAGAAAAAAATATCGTGGCATATGGGTGCGCTGGAACAGGAAAAACTTTTATAACTTTATTCAAGGCACTATCTGATGTTTTGAATGAGAATACACCATACGAAAAAATATATTTAGTTAGATCCCTTGTGTCAACTAGGGAGATTGGATTTCTGCCTGGTGATCATGAAGATAAGGCAGATATCTATCAAATACCATATAAAAATATGGTCAAGTATATGTTTCAGATGCCTTCTGATGCAGATTTTGAAATGCTTTACGGTAACCTTAAAGCACAAGAAACCATCAAGTTTTGGAGCACATCTTTTATTCGTGGAACAACATTAGATAATTCAATAATTATTGTTGATGAGTTTCAGAATCTTAATTTTCATGAACTCGATAGTATTATAACTCGTGTCGGTGAAAATACAAAAATACATTTTTGTGGTGATGCAAGTCAAACTGATTTAGTAAAAACAAATGATAAGAATGGTATCGTTGACTTCATGAACGTCTTGCGTAAAATGCCTTCTTTTGATATAATAGAATTTGATATTGATGATATAGTTCGTTCAGGACTTGTTAAAGAATATCTTTTATCTAAGTTAGAAGTAGATTTTAATGTTTGAACATATTGATTTGAATATAGAACCTCTTGATAGAGAGACGATAGATGGTGTTAGATATTATAAAATACCTGATGAAAATGAACTCATTAAATTAGTTTCAATCACATCTATCACCAGTCATTTTAATAAACAAATATTTCTTGATTGGAGAAAAAGAGTTGGAAATGAGGAAGCAGATCGCATCACAAAATCTGCCACGACTCGTGGAACCGATATGCATACACTCACGGAACACTATCTTAAAAATGATAAACTACCAAAAGTTCCACCAATATCTGATTTTCTTTTTAAAATATCAAAACCAAAATTAAAAAATATAGGTAAAATCTACGGTCTAGAAAAATCACTATATAGTAAACAGTTAGGCATTGCTGGAACAGTCGATTGTATTGCGGAATACGAGG